GTAGTGCTGACTATTTCAAGAGTTAGTCTTACGTACCAATTCTTTGAATTACCAATAGAAATTGGTTCAAGGTATGGGTCACCAGCTAAAATAAGAGCTGCTGGTGGAATAATAATATCTGGTACGTGGTCGTATGCAGAATATTTTGTGTTATCTGTAATTGCTGTTTTAAGCCCTGCACGTAGCGTACTAAGAGGCATAGTTAACCTACTTGACTATTAGAGTCAATATATTTGCTAATTAAACCTGTAACTTTGTACAAAAGGGTTCTGCCCATTCTGTATGGTGCTGGGGTGTAATCAAGAGCTTGCTGTGTGCCACCTGCAGCTAGTCTTGATTGGAATACGTCTACAGCAATTTGTAGCACAGCTTCTTCTATAGCTGCTACGCCGTTGTATTGTGAAAGGTCATTTGCTGCAGCAATTCCATTAGGTATTGTGTTATTAAAATCTTCGTGAGGTGTAGCAGCAGCTACAGTTATCTTGTAAGTGTATGGGTCTATTATTTCTGTTACGGCTTTATTGCCGTTTATTTTGGCTTCAACGCCTGAATGGGCAACTGATTGTCCTACATAAAATTGGTGTGGTCTAGTTGTGTGAATTATTGCTTTAGTTGCTGTTTCGTATCTGTGTTTATCTATTCCAACTTTCCATTGAATAAGAAAATCACCAATAGCGTCTTCTGATGTGTCAATGATTGCGTTTAATGCTGTGTCGTCGTAAAGAGTATTTGGAACGCCGAGTACAGCTCTTAACTGTGCTGCTGTTACTAATACTGGCATTTTATTTCCTCTCGTTTAGGGTGAGGCTAGCCACAGGGGCGAGACTAGCCTCACGACTTAGTGGTTTATCAGGACTTGTTAAACCAGTTTGCGCCAGCTGCAATTTTTGTAGCTAGTGCGCCATAGCCGTAGTAGTTTACGTCTATTTGTCCTGTGTTGATTACGTTGGTGCGTAGGCTCAAACGTGGGCTTTCGTACCAAGTGTATGCATCTGGGTTTACAACAGCCATTGAGTAATCTGCTGTTCCGTCTCCACCTGAACCTGTAAAGTTACGGGATACATACAAATCTAACCCTGCAACTGTTCCTCGTAATGATTGTGGGCTTACTGCGCCACCTGCATTGCTTGGTTGTGATGCTGTGTAGATTGGACGGCCTGCGTCGTTGTAGCCCATAATGTTACCCCATTGTTCAGGTGTAACAATAAGTGCGCGAGCAAATCCAAGTGATGCTGAATAAACTGCTGCAGCTGCTGATGACACGTAAGCAATTAAGCCAGTTGAAGAATTTGCTTGACCTGTTGCGTTAAGTGTTCCTGTACTTTGCATTGCTGTTCCAACAAAAGAATCTGTTGCTTTAGCATATGCATATTCCATTTGACGAACTAATTCATCAAAAAATACTGGTGAAGAACGGTCTAACAATTCAACTGACAATGTTTGTTGTCCACCAAATTTTTTAACTGCTACAGAAACAAAAGATGAAGCTGTGTCTGTTTCAGACATTGCGTTTGCTTCGGCAACTTCTGCAACTGTTGGTGCTGTTGTAATTTTAGGAATTTCAAAGGACATTCCAGAATTTGGAAGTGTTCCTTTTGAAATCGCATCTATAATTCCTCTATCTGCGTTTGCAATTCCGTTAATTAGTTCGGTTGATTGTGGTGTTGGAATAAAGGCTGCGTTGTTACCTGTGGTATCAGCTGCCATTACGTATTGACGTGAATCTTCGTTTCCAAGTGCTGCACGAATGTTGTGTTCTAAGTATGAACCTTTAGAAACAATTGGGCTTCGTGGTGCTGTGAAGATTACAGGACGCGCGTTGCGTTCTTGGGCTTCAACAGCTGGAGCTGCAACTTCTGCTGCAACTTCCTCTACTACTTCTGGGGTAACTTCGTTTGACACGATAGTTTCCTCGCTTTCTGTTGGTTGTGAAGTGTCTGCGCTTGCAGCTACTTCTGTTATTTGGGCATATTCGCCAAATGCTGGGAATGTAACGTGTGAAACTTCTCTTAGAGTTGCTTCGTTAACAATTACTTGTTCACCTTTTGTTACATAGTCGTCAATCATTGCGCCTACGCTAAAGCCAGTTCGTAAACCCTCTTGTGCTTCGGCTAATGCGTCGTCTCCTGCATTGGTTCGTGCGATTTTGAATGTTCCGACAATTCCTTTGTCGTCTTCTTCATATCTTGATAACTTACCTATTGGTCTAGTCATATCGTGTTCGGTAAAAAGTTTTATACCCTCACCGATTTTTAATGAGCCTTGTTGAAAAACAACATCACCCATATTGGTATGTCCTACCTGACCAAAAGGAACAATAACGCCTGTTAATTCACGTTTTGATGAATTAGCTGCGATAATGTCGGTTGAGAATTTAATAAAGTTATTCATTTATCAAATCTTCCCTTTCTCTTGCTTCCTCTACTGTCATTACACCAAGAGGAATAAGTTTACTGTAAATGTCTGCGCGTTCTTGTGCGCTTGGTGAATAAAATTCTTCTAAATTGTATTTTACTATTGAACCACGTGGGGTTATGTCGTTATCGCTAAGTCTTTGTGTAATAGAAGTCATTAAAGGACGTAAAGATAAATCTATAAGGCTTCGTCTTTCAGCTGTAACGTTTGAATAAGTCATTGAACCACCTGCGTTACCACCTACATAGTATTCAGGAAGATTACAAGCCCTAGCAATTTCGGAAGCCATATATTGACGTGCTTGGTTTAGCGTTAATTGTTCTGGGCTAAATCCTATGCTTTGAAAGTCGATTGTGTCGTTTACAAAAGCTGTGCCACGTGTTTGTCTTGCTTCTTTCCAAGAATTTAATAGGGCTGTAACTCTTTCGGCTGGCATTGGCAAGTTTGATTTCAACACAACGTTAGGTGTTGGTTCGTCTGCAAATCTTTTAACTGCCTTTTCTAAAGCTAGTGCCGTAAGTATTGTTGTTCCTGCTCTTACAAGTAGTCCCTCGTCGTAACCAGTAAACGGAATAAGTGAACCTAAACCATTTTCGGGTACACGATTGCCGTCTACGCTGTAATAACGTACGTTGTGTCCAAGTGAATCTAAAGTTCTTGTAATACGGCTTACTGAAATCCATTCAGCAGACAAAGGTCGTCCGTCTGTGCCAAGTTCAAGTGTTCTTAAATATCCTTGACCTGTAAATAGTAAATCTTCTGCAAGAAATGTATATACAGATTGTCCAGTCATACGTGGGTCTGGTTGTCTAATAAAAGGTGGGGTCGGAACTTTGCTGTTGTTTGATTCGCGTCTAACTTCTAAAGGTAATGAACCGATAGTTGCACAAATAATGTTTCTAGCTCTTGCAACTGCTGGTACTTGCATAGCTTGTGCTCTGGTTACAGCTGATAAACCAAAATAGTCAAAAGGTTGGGCGTATTGTTGATAATTGTAAGGCGCAACAGCTGCATCTACTTTGTTTACGCTGTCGTCTGGTGTGACACCAAGAAGATTTTGAAAGAAGCCCATAACTTCTAATTCTTTACCAAATCGTTATAATAGTCAAGCACCTAAGCAACTACAATGTCTTGGTTTGAACCACGTATGCCGTACTGTTCGGCTTTGAATACAGCTAGAACCATTGAGATAGCAGCTGTTGATTGTTGTCGTCGCATAATATACCAAGCCCCAGACTCGTTTGCTTTTTTAATACAAGAATTAACGCTTGCTGTTAAATCAGGTTGATTACTATGAGCAAGTCTACCACCACTCATAGCTGACAATGTTGCATCACAAGCCTGGTAGTAGTCACTTCCTTTAATGACTTCTGCGTTTATGCCTGCTTGTCTTAGCTTGGCAACAACTGAGTCACCACTAAACCTGTTAGCCACTATTGCTTCGGCGTTGTAATGTTTAGCCCACTCTGAAACACGTCCAGCAATTATTAAATCATCTATTGCGTATTCTGATTCAACACATTCCATAAGACCTACAGCTATTGAACCATCATCTAAGACTTGTGTTCCGGTTAAAGCCCAGCTTGTTCGTTCTGGTGATATTTCTAAACCTAACCAAGTTGGTCTATCTGGTTTAAGTTCAAGTATTGGTTGCATACAACTATTCCAAGAACCAAGTGCCCAAGGGCTGTTCATTGTTGTTACCCACATACTTAAACATTCGGTCATAAAGACTTCTGTGGGGTCTGACATTCTGGCTTTGATTGCTGATATGTCAATGGTGCGTCCTAGTGCAGGGTTTGCTTCTTTCCAGCCCTCTATGTCGTTTAGTTTTCTGTGTGGTGCTGCTGACCATTCCATAAAGTTAATATCATCATTGGTATTTTTTTCGATTTTTTCTAAAGCACGCTGTCTGAGATTGTTTAGTACAACGCTTTGGTGGTCACCTGCGTTACTGATAAAAAATCCTTGAGAATTAGGGCGTGCTTGCATTGTGTAAGCAAGAGCTGAGTATGCGTCAAAGTTTTTATGTTGTCTTACTTCGTCTAGGTAAACTACGTCTGAGGATAAACCTCTAGCTGCGCCTGCTGTGGGTGCAATAATCTTGTATCTACAACCTGTGCCTTTGATTTCAATTTCTTCACGACCATTAGCTCTGGTGATGTGTTTAACTTTACGTCGAAGCCAATCAAAGTTATCTACAACCTCAATGACTTGACGGAAAGTTTCCAAAGATAAATCTCTGTTTTGCGCCGTAGCCACCTGTAGTTTTTCGTCCCATAGGTAAAGCCCAGCCAGGATACGCATACGTAATAAATGTGTTTTACCATTTTGTCTAGCTGCAATAATCAGGTTAGTCTTATGTTGAAATGAACCATCTTCTTTAATTTTGCTTGACTCAAGAATTACATTTTCTTGCCAAGGCAGCAAAGGCATACCAATCTGTTTGGCAAACTCTACAACTTCGTGACCTTTAGTTTGGCTCGCTATTGGTGTGGTCTGTAGTCTCGGTTTTGAATTGCCGTAATGCTTCAAGTGGGTCTTCACCAACTTCTAGTTCAGGTTTTTCTTTACGACCAAACAAGCTAAGCCCATACTTATCTAAAATCTGTTGCAACTGTCCCATATACTTAACTTCTTCAATAGGTTTAAGTGTTCCACCATCAAGAACACCAGCTAAAGTAAACGCCATAGCCATACCAGCAGCATCAAGGTCTGTAATCATTCCCTGACGTAACGCTTCAATATGTGCCCTATCTAATGCTGGCAGAATTCTGTGCTTTTCTTCTTTAATCATTACAACTAACTCCTTTAGGTAATTCAAACGGCGTTTTAAGTTTTTTTGGAGAGAAAGAAGTGGCAGGGGTCGGTGCTGTCTTATCGTGCTCAAAAAATCGTATCATTTCTCGTTCTTTTTTCTTTCTTGCTCGTTTACGATTGAATTGTTGTTCGGTCTTTGAGCCTTTAGAGTAGTTGCAATGTGAGCAAGCAGCAACGAGATTACTGAGTTCATCTGTGCCCCCTTTATCGAGGGGTGTGAGATGGTCGACCGTATTAGCTGTAGGAATTCCACAGTAGTAACAGGTGTTGTTGTCTCGTTTAAGGACGAACGCTCTAAGCTTTCGCCATCTTGTTGATGAACCATTACGTCTTATTATATCCATACGTTTATAGTATATCTGTTAAGAACCTTTGAGTGTTGAAGTACAGAGAACGGCTTAATGATTAGAACCATTCTCTTAGTATGAACCCCTGAGGTTTCGTACTTTCAAACGGACGCGTTATTTATTATTCTGCGTAGTCTCGCCATATCATCACAAACTTGTTTAACTACCAGGAGACTCGTTGATAGTAGCTTGTGATGTCGTAACTTCTCGTATTGTTACACGCTATGCATAGTGGGCATAGTTGTTTAAGACCCTCTAACGGCCATTAAATTGCTTACTAAGCAACCCTCAAGTTAAGGTTTAGAGTTGGCTTGAGCGACCAACAGGTTACTTATATCAGTAATCGTTATAGTTGTCTATCCTTGGGTCTTGAATCATATCTTCAACTATTCTTAAATTCTCTTTACGTGCTAAATCACAATCAACTTCAAATTGGTATTCTTCTAGCTTCTTTTTATCTTCTAAACGTTTCTGATAACACTTAGCATCACGGCACGCAACTTCTTTACTGTTATCGTAATCGTAATGATAATGCAAGTATATGACATTACTCATTTTCACACTCGTGTATCAGTTCTTTGGCAATCATTTTGTGACAGCCTTTACACCAAATATATGTAGCCATTATTTCAGATACAACTTAATTGCTACAGCTAGTGACGCAACACTTATAAACGCACCAGCAAATAGACCTACAATGAAATGTTGCATTATTTAATTCCTTTCATACAAGTTTTACAATAACTAGCTGCGTAACACCAACCACCACAATTAACGCACCTTGATATAAGTTCTAACATACGCTTTCACCCACTCCCAAATCTGCATAATACCAAGAGTAAATATCCCACCAATTAACAAACTTATTACAGCTTCTCTACCCAATGGTGTTCCCACTTATTGCCCCTTTGCAATTTCGTCGTATATTTCATCTAATCTTCGTTTAGCTTGGTCAATGTCAAATTCGTCTATCTGACGACTTATATCTTTATATATTTCAGGGTATTGAAATTTTAACAATTGACACATTTTAGCTTTTCTTGTAACTTTTCTAGCCATTTATTGCCCCTGTCTTGACTTAGTGTTTTTTTTCTACTATCTTTCTTGCTTCTTCCATATCATCACGATTATGAAAGTTTGATGCCTTGTTGAGTAAGTCTTGTGAAATTGAGAGTCTCAAGACTTGCTCTAACTTGTATACGTCTTGTGGTTTCATTCTGCCCCCCTTTCTTAGTCTTATTGTCTCATATATAACACGAATAACACTAAAAACATTCCCAGAAACGCTGTAATGACTTCCACTTATTTTACCCCCATTTTCTTTGAACATTGTGGAAACGCTCTAGCAAATCCTTGCTTCTTTACGAGCTTCTGTGCGCGTAGGAGTTGTTCACGCACAGATGCCCGAGCAGGGTCACCAGTTCCCCCGACATACACCCAACTACGATTATCAAACTGAAACAAGCCCCTGTACTTGCCTGTTCTGTTAATCGCTTCTGGATTTAATGACGACTCACAAACGGCTATTTTCCGATAGTCGCTTGGTAGTAGCTCAACGTCACTAAAATATGGGTTCATTAAAAGTATCTCTAAAATTGGTCTGTCTTCCAATCTGCAGCTGCCATTTCAGCCTGTTCGTGGCTTGATGGAAGTCTAGAAGCATTTAACCAGGCACTAAGGTTATCTGCCAATTGCTGTTGATTATCTAATTGGTTTTTAACAATTGTGTATGGTGCAAATTCTAGCTTAGAAAACTCCTGTTCCTTACTTAGGAATTGCAGATATTTCAGTAGTTTCTCTTTATCCCAGTCAGTATAGATACGCTTACATAAAGAATGCAAGAAATTTACTTGCTTTTCTGTAGCAACTCTATAAGACCCAAAATAGCCCATTTCTAAGCCTTGTCCTTGTCCTGATATAGGCGCAGGGGTTTCGGGGCTAATTTTGCCCTCTATGGGCTTTTTAGGGCTATCTGGTGGGGTTTGCCAAGGGTCATTTTCTGGGTTCACGTTACGTTGTACTTCCTCTCTAGAAGCAATACCTTTAGTAACAGCAATTCCTAGGGCAGCTATTGCGCGACCCCAGGCCGACGTTTCCAATACCATAAGTTCAGAACCTCTAGCAAAACCTTTCGCAGGAACACGTTCCCAAGCCCAACCTGTTGCGTGATTTAATTGCTCTCTATCTGGGTAAGCAAAGGCTTCACCATAAATAAAGGTTTCGCCATTAAATTCCAACACGCCTCGATATTGAAAGCGTAATACTCCGTTTGGGTATTTATCGTAAAACATTTGTATTCTGTCTTTAACTTCAATGTAGTTTTTTAGATAATCCATTTAATTAACTCCTATAAATAGTCCTTGAAATTCTTGCAATTGCGCTAGCTTGTTTTCACAATCACATTCCTTGAACGTGCATTGGGTTTTGTGATAAAAATACATTTTGTGATAAGCATCAGCTATTAGTTCTGATATTGGATACCAGACTTTATCCATACTGCCCCTCTCGTTAAAACGAGATTAAGGCAAAGGTGCGTCAAAACACAGCATTGAATTATAACAATTTGATAACGGCTTTAACGCCAGAGTTCGCCTTCGGCTATAAATGAGCCGTCTTTGTTAAATGACACAAGTTCGGGTTTAACTTGTCCGTCCTGTTCGTACACGATTCCAAAACCTGCCGACCAATTCGCTATATTTTCTTTTAAATAACTCATTCTTTTAATATCGCAAAGATGCCCAACTTCAACACCTGTAAGTGTAGTTTGATTGCCCCCAAAGCCGTATGACTGACGCAGGATTCCTTGACGATGCGTATGCGAGCAAATAACGGACTTATTAGTTTTTATAGCTAAATTGAGAGCTGTAGCCCCAGCTTGGCTAAAAAGGCGATTTTCATCTCCGTGAGCCAAAAGCCAGCCTTTAGTAAATTCTTTTAATGACCTGTTGTATGTGATGTTTATGTCTTTGTCGTTGTAACCTAAAAGGTTTTCTATTTTGATTGCATCTATGACAGAAAACGCTGGTGCAAATTTTGATATGTAACGTTCTATTCTAGCTGTGTGATTACTGCGTTGCATAATGAAAGGCTTACTGCGTCCAATAGCACTACGGAATTCTTTGAGTAAGCCCTTCAAACCAATTATATTCTTTTGTAACGAACCTTCAAACTCCAGGCTTGTTCCACGCGCATAAGTTGATATTGTCTGTGCATCAAGCTCATCTCCGACACACAATAATTTATCTGGTTTAACGTAATCTATGTAATCAAGTAAAGATTCAACGTATTGCTTTTTAATGTATGGGTATTGCAAATCTGAGATTACGACGTAACGTTTAATAGTTACCTCTTTCGTGTAGGTTTCTTACCTAACTGTGAGTTAATACTATCTATAGTACTACGAATTTTAACAACATCTAACTGTAGGCGTGTCACTTTATCTGACAAAGAACTTCCACCATTAGGAAACAATTGTGACTTCATTTTAATAATTTCTGCAGTTGCCTTAATAACCAAAACAAGAATAGTAATAAGCAAACCAATGATGCCAACAAGTTCATTTATCATTGTCCGTCAAACCACTCAGGGTCGTAAAAGTCATCATCTTCATCTTCATCAGGTGCAAGAGTAAACTGGTATTTTTCAGCTGCATAGTTAATCATTCCAAAAACTGAATGTTGTGGCATATCTGCGTTTGATGCAATCTTAATAGTTTTCTTTTTACCATCAAAAACTTCCATAACGCAAACAAAACCCGTTATCAGTTTTCCGTCTTCGTGAGCTGTATTGACAATTCTTACAAGTTCACTAGCCATAACATCAGGTAGTTCAATTGTTTGCTTTTTTGCTTTAGGTTTGCTCATATTCCAAATGCCTTTCCGTTAAGGTCGCCTGCCTTAGTAAAGGATATATGCAAATGCGATACGTGAGGGTTAGACCCTTTGTAGACACGCCAAGCCCAATTCTGTCGTGGTGAAGCTATTCGGTGCTGGTGAATAATGTAACTAATTCTTTTGTCGCCCTTGAGTGCTATCATCTTTATATTCTCGGCTAATAACCAGGATTCTTTAGATGAGCCTTTAACAAGGTCTGAGTCAATATCTATAGCACGAACCCAACCTTGTTTATCTGGGTTGTGGTCTGACTTACGTGCGTTGTGTGCTGTGTCGCCTATCCAGCCGTCTGAGCGTTTATCTCGCTTAGGGTATTTGGCGTTTATTTCAGAGCGTAATTGCTCAGCTGCTTTACTTAACTTTGGTTTTGGCATTTGGATTCATCGCGCCCATTGAAGCAGCTACGACAGCACCAAGTACAGCTCTGTAATCAAGGGCAAAGTCTGTGGCTTGCCAAGCTGCTAGGAAAGCAATTGCAGCTAAAGAAAATTGTTTGTGGTTAAAGGATTGCATCTAGCTCTTCTTTTGTGAGTCCTGCTATTTCACCAAGTTTTTTAATTGCTGAATCGCGTGCATCTTGTTTGGCTTTATACTCGGCTTCAAGTAGTGCTGAGGATTGTGCTGTTGCTTCTCTGTCTGCAATAAAAGCATCTTTATTTGCGCCAGTTAATTCAATAACTTGGTCGCCATCTTGAATTAGAATCTTATTTGCTGTAGCCATACACGCTCACTGTTCCTGTTAATGTTCCACCATCTGGAAAAAAAGATAATGCGTCATAACTTGTGTTTGCTTTATACATACCAGTAGTTATATTCATTTCTGCGTCATAAATATCGGTTGAAAAAATAGAAGTTCTTGCACTCGCGAAAGGTGTTTGTATCCAACCGTGTAAATTGTGACCTGCGGTTTTGCAAGCACCAACAGAAAATTGTGTACCACCAGTATATGAAGTGTAATTACCTATGCCACCTGTTGAAGGGTTTCTTGCGTCAGTCATTTGTGCATAGTTAGAAGCAGTTTCGTTAACGCCACCAACTCTTAATCTAACTCTAATTGCACTATCAATTGAAGAAGTGCCATAAAAAGTGAAATAATAATTGTCATAAGTTGCATTAAAAGTTCCAGCAGCCAAATTTACTGCTGATACTGCACTAAAACTAGTCGTATTCAGTAAAACCATTCCAGCCTTTTTAGTACCAAGAGCTGTGTTCATAGCTGTATCTATGTCTTGACCAAGCGTGGCAATAGCCGTAGCGCCGTCTTTAACAAGGTCTGTGCTTTGAGGAATATCAAAGCCATAATTGGTCGTAGTAGTTGCCATTGTTCTAGTTTATCCTTTTCTTAAATAACGTCAAGCCAACGAGTAGCATTATCTAGGTTCTGCCATTGAATAGCAGAGTTGTAGTCTTCCCATTGTACATCAAGGGTAGAGTAAATTGCGTTAGAAACAGACATAGTAAGTTCAAGGTTTTTACGTCCAAGTGTCCAAGTCCAACCCTCAACAAAACCCTCATTGTAACCCTCAGGTATTAAACCTACTGGGATATTGTCTAAGTATAAAAGGGTATCCATTGAGACACCTAAAAGGTTATCTCTAACAGTATTTGTCATATCTGAATGAGCCAGGTTAACTGTGACTTCTTCTAATGAAACTTTAGGTGTTCCTCTGTAATTAACAAAATTTGTAGCTTGTTCTGTGGCGTCTACTGTTTGAGCAAGAATCGTAGACCTAACTTCTTCTAATAAACCATAAGCATTTATTGAGGTGTCATTTTGTGCTGCTACTTCCAAAACTGGGTCATCGTATTGAATTACAACGCTGTTAACAATATCTGCTGTTTGTAGTCTTGTTTGTATATCAGCGTTTACAAGATTAGCGTCAAGTTCTATCAAGTTGGTTGTGTAGTTTGCGCTTCTTCTTTCAGCATCGGCATAACCAATTGAAAATTCTGGTGTGTCATATAAATACCCTAAAGCTGATTGTTGTGTAATATCTGTTAAATTGTAAGCCTGTTCTACTTGTGCAGGTCTTGCAAGCACTTCATAACGTCCTGCGTCAATTGTGTCTATGCCTTGAACACCATAGTTAGCCCAAGTTTCAGTTGTAAAATCATTCCAAGTAAAAGTGTTACTTATGTCTTCCCAAGCAACATACAAAGTTTCTTCAAGGATACGTGTAATACGTGCGCCGTCTAATTCCTCTGGGTAAGCAACAGAACCAGCGTAACGTTTAACAAGTAAACCAAGTGCGCCAATAGCTTGTATTTGTAAAGTGTTAGGTTTACCACCTAAACCTGCGCCCTCAAATCGGTTATAAACACCTGACACTTCACCAGTAAACAACTTAATAAAAGCACCTGTTGAATCAGTAACTTCAATTAACACTGTGTCTAGTAGTTCAACTACTGGGCTTGTTCCATCAAGGTTTAATAATTCAATGTTACAATAACTTGGTTGAGTTGCTTCAAAAAAATCATTACGACCATAAGTAATTGTGCCGTCTTCTAAAGTAGCAGAAGTTTGTACAACTCCAGCAATAGTGACCCTATATGTTGGTGTGTAAACTGTCATAGGTTTATCTGAAACCGAAGTTAAAAGGTTTTATACCTGTTGTTTTAGCAGCTGTGTTTTGAACTTTTGTAATGGTTCTAGCTGTGGCTTGTGGGTCTATTGCACCTTTAATGTTGTTATATATATTCGTAACTGTGGCAGCAGGTCTGTTAAACACAGAATTAGGGTTTGTGGTTTCTGGCATTAGTCCAGGTAGTTCTATTCTTCTTTGTGACTCTGTTTCAGCAAACCTTTGTGACAATTCAACAAGTTTTGTAAAAGGGCTAATGATTGCGTTAATGATTTCTAATAACTTTGTTAGATTGTTAATAAAACCAGTCAAGCCTTTTTCACTATTTGCTTCTGTAATCCCAACGTTTAATCCTGCTAATTGAATTGCCATTTCTCTTAATGCTGCACCAAATCCGTAACCTGCGTCTTCAGCACTACTAGTTTCTTCTTGAAACATTATAAAAGATGGAACAACTGATTTCTTTTTACCAGTTAATCCAGCAATAATTCCTTCTAATGCTGGAACAAGGCTTTCGGTTGCAAATTTAGCAAACTTTTCTAAGATAGGTAAAAGAGCTTGACCCAAACTTTCTTTGGCTTCATCAACAGCAACTTTAATTCTACCCATACGACCAGCAAAAGTATTAGCTGCTACATCTGCTTGACCAGCAAAGTTTTCAGTTAATTGCCTTACGGCTTCATCAAAACTAATAGTTTCTTCTTTAGTAACCTTTATAGTTTTGCCTTGTTTATCAACTGTGTCGCTGTATTTACCTGAGGCTTTATCTAAACTTATTTGGGCACGCTCTACAGCGTTTTGTGCTTTTTGGGCTTCAATACTTTCTGCACCATTTTTAGTAATTGCTTTGTTTAATCTTTCTTGGGCACTTGCTAAACGAAGTGAAGCGTCTTCGTTTTTAAGTTGTGCTTCTTTCAAATCTGTTTGAGATACTTTAACTTTTTTGGTTATTGTTTCACTTGTTTTGAGTTCAACACCCAGGTTCTTTAATGCTTTAAAATTGCCGTCTGATGCTTTGGCTAACGCATCTGAAACGCTTAATAAATCTTTACCTGTGCCAGCACTAATGTCTAAAGCAAGTGCTTGTAATTTTTGTGCTTGGGTTAAATCTTTAGTTGAAACTAAAAGTCTTTGTAATGATGGTCTTAGTTGGTCATCTGCCACGCCAGTTGCTCTTGCTGTTTTGTCAATAAAATCTTCTGTGGCTGCTATTTGTGCATCTGTGGCTTTAGTTGTATTACGTAATGTTTGAGCAAGACTTGCTTGCGCTTTTTCATCTTCAATAGCTGCTTTAACAGCATCAACACCAATTTTAATAGCTGCTGCGCCGGCTGCTGCGCCAAGGGCTGCAAAAGCCAAAGCACCAGCTTTTAATGCGCCACCAAGTTTTTCGCTAAAACTTCTTGTTTCTTTATCGGCTTTATCAAGTCCGTCTATGAATTGTTTAGTGTCAGCAAGTAACGCTAATTTGAGTGTCCTAATGTCAGCCATTATAAACCTGCTTTCCAAGCGTCTCTAATTTTTTCATAACCTGCTAACCACTCTTTAGCAATTGTAGGTTGAAATCGTGACATAGCACGATACAACCACCAACCCTCTTTACCACCCTTGCCAGAGCGTCTAGGGAACTGTTTATATTGCTTTGACCCGAATTCATTACCCATTATCACATAACCAGCACTAAAAGCACTAGACCCAACTTTTTGCCTACCACCAATACTAAAACTTGGGGCTTTATCTGACTTAGATATTTTAATAGATTCAGCAACAGCTCTAGCTTGTTTAACGTTATATGGTGCGTTATTTGCTGCACCTTTAGCATAATTAGCACCACGTTCAGCCAAATTTTGTGCAATCTTTTTCATATCGTTTTTAGCAATATCGTCCATTTTACTAAAAGCACGTAGCAACCCACGATAGTCTTTATCAACTTTAACTAATTGAATTGCTTTAGCCATTAGCTTGCACGTTCAATATGTCTATAGCCGTAGCCCATATTTCGGGTTCGGCATTGAGCCAATAATCGGGTGTTATCCCAGTTGCTATTGCTAACTCGACTGCTATTCGCCCAAGACTTCGGGCTTGGTAAAATTTGCTGTCTCAAAATCAGAAGCTGCAATATCGGTAACTTTACTTTTCCAGGTGTCAAAGTTCTCGACTTTTTTAGTAATACGTTGTTGAATTTTGTGAGCCAAAAATAAAAGAAGTGTATTACTTGGTGTGCTTTCGTCAATAAGTATTTTAACAATTGACTTACTGTTGTAAAGTTCTTTTTCTGCAAGTGAAAGTTCAATTGGTCTTGTCCATTCTTCAAACTTCTCACCTGTTTCTAATTCCCACGTTAATTTAAGTTTAAGCATTTGTGTGCCCCTGTTCTGTTTGTTGTTGTTATGCTGTTAGGTCTTCGGTTGGTATACCT